AATAGTTCAACTGCGGGTACAGGCGGTGCTGGAACTTCATCATCTATTAGTGGGTCAGCGGTAACTTACGCTGGTGGTGGTGGTGGCGCAGTATTAAATGGCTATACAGCGGGTTCGGGTGGTGCGGGTGGCGGTGGTGCGGGTGGTGTTGGTGTTGCTGGTACTGCTGGAACTGCAAACAGAGGCGGTGGCGGTGGCGGTAGTGCTGGTAGTGGAACTGGTGCGGCAGGGGGTTCAGGTATCGTGATAATTCGTTACTCAGGCGCACAGCGTGGAACTGGTGGAACTGTCACATCAAGCGGTGGTTACACAATTCACACCTTTACATCATCAGGCACATACACCGCATAAGGAATAAAAATGGCATCAATTCTTAATGCTGACAATGGCGTAGTTTCAGGTTCTGCTGGCTTAAAAAGTTCAGCAGATAGTAGCGGAACACTTGAGTTGCAAGCCACATCAGGTATTGTGACTATGGCTAATGTGACTGGTGCATTAACATTACCATCAGGAACTACTGCACAACGCCCCTCTAGTGCTACTAATGGGATGACAAGGTTAAATACAACGACAGGTTCTTTAGAAGTTTATTCATCAATAAATTCTTCTTGGAATCCTATTTATGTATTTGCATCGCCTCCATCAACTGTTGAATATTTAGTAGTTGCTGGAGGTGGTGGTGGCGGTGGAAGTGCCGCTGGTGGTGGTGGTGGTGCTGGTGGATATAGAACTTCTACTGGATATGCTGTTACAGCAGGTTCGCCAATAACAATTACTGTTGGCGCTGGTGGTGCTGGTGGTGCGCTTAATAATGCGGGGACATCAGGTTCTAATTCAGTTTTTGGAACTATCACTTCTGTTGGTGGTGGCGGTGGTGGTAACTATGTTTCTTCTGTAACAAATTCAACTGGTACTGCTATTGGTTATGGTAGAGATGGCGGTTCAGGTGGTGGTGCGGCTAATGGACCAAGCACAGGTCGTATAGGTGGTTCTGCTACATCTGGTCAAGGTAATGCTGGCGGTAATGCTAACGAAGCAAGCCCTTATTTAGCCGGTGGTGGTGGTGGCGCAAGTGCCGCTGGTTCTGGTGGTACAGGACAAGGCACAGGAACAGGAAATGGCGGTGCTGGTACGGCATCAAGCATTTCAGGTGCATCTACTTATTATGCTGGTGGTGGTGGTGGGTCTAAATATCTTGCTATGCCAGCGGGTATTGGTGGCGCTGGTGGTGGTGGCGCTGGTAGTGATGGTTCTGTTGCGCCTGTAAGTGGTACTGCAAATTTAGGCGGTGGCGGTGGTGGAACGGAACGAAATGGTTCATTTACCACAGGCGGTTCAGGTGGTTCGGGTGTAGTTATTATTCGATATCCTGATAGTTATGCTTATGCGACAAGCACAACAGGAACAGTAACTGTAAACACAGTTGGCGGGTATAGGATTTATACATTCACATCTTCTGGAACAATTATTTTCTAAGGAAAACACATGGCACATTTTGCAAAAGTAGTTGACGGCAGGGTTTCGCAAGTTATTGTTGCCGAACCTGAATTCTTTGAAACATTCGTGGACACAAGCCCCGGAGAATGGATTCAAACTTCATACAACACACATGGCGGTGTTCACGCTAATGGCGGTACACCATTGCGTAAAAATTACGCTGGTGTTGGTTACACATACGACCGCACCCGTGATGCGTTTATTCCACCACAACCATTTCCATCATGGACATTGAATGATGAAACTTGTTTGTGGGATTGCCCTGTTGCTTATCCTAATGATGGAAAGCGTTATACATGGGATGAAGCGACAACATCTTGGGTTGAAGTAGTTTAAGGAATAACCATGACCATCGTGCTAGACGGAACAAAAGGGGAAACCCCTGCATCGTGGACAACTGCGGGTCGCCCTGCATCTCCGTCAGCGGGTCAATGGGGATTCAATACAACGCTTGGTTATCCTGAGTGGTATAGCACAGCAGTATCAGCATGGATACCTATGTCAAATATGGCAACATATCTAGTTGGTTATCTTGTTGTTGCTGGTGGTGGTGGTGGAGGATATGACCGAGCAGGCGGTGGTGGTGCTGGAGGCCTTTTAAATTCTGGTGTTACTGTTACTGTAAATACTTCTTATACAGTAACTGTTGGCGCTGGCGGTACTGGAGGTACTGGCTATGCTACTTTGCCAACTAACGGAAGTAACTCTGTATTTAGTTCATTTACAGCAACTGGTGGCGGTGGCGGTGGCAATTCAATTTGGACAAACGGAATTGCTGGTGGTTCAGGTGGCGGTGCTAGTGCTAATTCTGGTGGCGGTAGTGCGACAGGCGGTTCAGGCACATCGGGACAAGGTTATGCGGGTGGCAATTCGTATACAGGGGATACAGTTCGTGCTGGCGGCGGTGGGGGTGGCGCTGGTGCAGTAGGAACTACTGGCGGTCCAAGTCAACCCGGAAATGGTGGCGTTGGAGTTGCTTCAACAATAAGCGGTACATCGGTTTATTACGCTGGTGGCGGTGGTGCTGGCGATGCGGGTTGGGATAGAACTTCTAGTCCTACTGCTGGTTCAGGTGGTTTAGGTGGTGGCGGTGCGGGTGGCGCACGAACAAATGGGAATTCTGCTGGTACTGCTGGAACTGTAAATACTGGTGGCGGTGGTGGTGGCGGTGGTAACTACAATGATTCACAAAAAGGTCCGGGTGGTGCTGGCGGTTCAGGTGTTGTGATTATTAGTTACTTAGGCACACAAAGAGGTACAGGTGGTACAGTTACATCAGCAAATGGATACACTATTCACACATTCACATCAAGCGGGACATATACCGCATAAAACAGGATAAGACATGACAAGAAAATTAAAGATAGCAGTTTACGCAATCAGCAAAAACGAAGAACAATTTGTAAACAGATTCTGCGATTCGGCTAAAGATGCCGACCTAATCTTGATTGCTGATACAGGCTCTACCGATGCAACGGTGGCTAGGGCAATAGAAAACGGTGCGGTGGTGCATGACATTTGCATTAGCCCTTGGCGCTTTGATAAAGCCCGCGATACTGCTTTAGCCTTGTTGCCGCGTGACATTGATGTTTGTATTTCGCTAGACCTTGATGAAATTTTAGAAAAAGGTTGGCGCGAAGAAATCGAACGCGTATGGCAAGAAAACACTACACGCCTACGATATAAGTTTGATTGGGGTTGCGGCATAAGTTTCTTTTACGAAAAGATACACCATCGTCACGGCTACCATTGGCATCACCCCGTGCATGAGTACCCCCGACCTGATGGGCGTATCCAAGAAATCTACGCGCATACCGATATGCTTTTGGTAAGCCATCATCCCGACAATACAAAATCCCGCGGTCAATATATGCCGTTACTTGAACTAGCAATCAAAGAAGATGCTAGATGCCCCCGTAACGCCTTTTATCACGCTAGGGAACTAACTTTTTACTACCGTTGGCATGAAGCCATCGTAGCGTTAACAAAGTACCTTGCAATGCCCGAAGCCAATTGGCAAAACGAACGGTGTTATGCCATGCGTTTGTTAGGCAAAGCGCACGATGAATTAGGCCAATCTGCCGAAGCGCATAAATGGTATCGCCTAGCAATTGCGGAAGCGCCTAACACCCGTGAACCTTGGTGCGAACTGGCAATGTTCTGCTACCGCCGTAGCCTTTGGGTTGAATGTTATGCCGCGGCTAAATCTGCTTTGGAAATCAAAGATAAGGCGTTGGTTTACACAATGAACCCCGAAGTTTGGGGCGCACAACCTTGGGACTTGGCAAGCATAGCGGCATGGAATTTAGGTTTAAAAGATGAGGCTAGGCAACTTTTAGAAGAAGCCATAAAATTAGCGCCCAATGACCAAAGATTGTTGAACAACCAACAATTTATGCGTCCCGACTTTAAAACATTTGATGTTGTAAGCCATGAACGAAACGGAAGCCCGACTGAATAGCCATGAAGCCGTTTGCGCTTTACGCTATGAACAAATCAATGCCCGTCTAAAACGATTAGAAGGCATTTTGATTAAAACCGCGGGCATCATGTTGGTGTCAATGGCGGGCGTTATTTGGGCATCGGTGATGAAATGAAAGATTGGGCCGTTGCGTTTATTGCGGCGGCTTCTTTAATTGCCGTGGCTTTTTGGGCAGTTTGTATATTTATATGGGTTTGGTATGGTCACGGCTAAAAAAACTGCTAAAACAACTGTTAAAGCCCCTGCAAAGGTAGCGCCCGTTAAAAGGTCTATCCCAAAACCTAAAGCCGAACCTAAACCAAAGCCTGAACCTAAACCCGCACCAAAGGTTCAAACAAATGTTGATAAGGTCATTGGCCTAATTCAATGGGTAGATAACCCTTTTAAACTTTTTACGGTAATCCTTTTATCGTTCTTATTCTTTGCGGGCTATTTTGCTTGGGATTCACGCCAAGTAATCCTACACGCCATCACAACGCAAGACAATATGCCACAACTGGCAAAACAGGAAGATTTAATACCGCCCGCCCAATCATTGCTGAAAGATGTTGACGGTGTTATTTTGTTGGTACATAAAGCAAACTTAGCGACCAATTCCCGAACAACTGTTTTGGCGCTTAACGGCGATGGAACGCGGGAAAAGAAAATAGAAGGCACAGTTACATCATTGTTTAACGCAAGCGCGGATAGAAATTCAGCGATGGTTGCCATGCTAAATGGTGAAGTAATTTGCGAAGAATTTAACCCATCATCCAAGGTTGGTGAATGGGGTGCTAAACAAGGCGTTAAGTTTATGTGCCGCGGTAGCATCCCGCCCGATATGGGTAAATTTGCGGGTTATGTTGCTATTGGCTTTAAAGATAAAGTAGAAGATATTGCCGCACTAAAAACGCGAATTAACTTAGCCGCAACGGATATGGCGGATGAATGAAATGGCTTGTTGTTGGTATCTTAACCGCATGGTTATTTGTATCAGCGCAATCTAGGTGCGTTGTTAATGACTTTTATGGGTTAAGTTGGTTAGGCAATCCAAGTGAAAGGCATCAAAGGCTTTCAGAATGGCTAACAACTAACGGCAATTATTGTTCATCAGAACAATTGGTATTGATTTGGAATAACTTAGCACTTTGGGCGGGTACAGCGGATAGTTCAGAATTACGCGTAAAAGTTTTGCATTTTTATGGCAAAGCGATGGAAAGGGAAAAGAAGTGATTACCCTTAGTAAATGGTTTCCGTTTGTTCATCCAACGCCATACGATGTTAAAACAATTGCATTTGAAAAACGCATAGAAAGATTAGATAACGAATATCGTTTAGCGGTTAAAGCGCAAAAAGTTAGGGATGCCGTAGAAGTTTACGATTTAGAACTTTACAACAAGCGGGCTAGGCAAAATACGGTTGAACTGGAAGTGTTTAGGGATACCAAAAGATTTCAGGTTTTAGTTTAAGGGGACAAACATGGATTGGTTAAAAACTATTGCACCTACAATTGCCACAGCGATGGGCGGACCATTGGCGGGCATGGCGGTTGATGCTATCGGTAGCGCGTTGGGCATGAAAGACGCGACCAAAGAACAAGTAAAGGATTTGCTTGCAAGCGGTACATTGACTAGCGACCAAATGGCAAGCATTAAACAAGCCGATGCAAGTTTAAAAGTTCGTATGAAAGAACTTGAAATCGACATGGAAAAGGTACACGCGGGCGATAGAAATTCTGCGCGTGAAATGGCGGTTCGTACTGGCGATGTATGGACACCTAGAATCATGGCCTTGGTTGTGTTTATAGTTTGGGGCGCAGTTAACTACAAACTGTTTAACGGCACAATTAACGGCGATATGCGGGAACTTGTAGCCCGTGCCTTGGGTACTTTAGATGCGGTGCTGATGGCAGTAATTTATTACTACTACGGTTCATCATCTAGTAGTGCGGCAAAAACTGAAGCAATGCAGGGGAAAAAATGAACCTTACCGAACACTTTACTTTAGAAGAACTAACGCACACCGACCATCGTGAATTAGACAATACGCCAAACGATGCAGAACTAGAAAACCTAAAGCGCCTTGCCGAATTTCTAGAACAAGTTAAAACTGTATTGGGCGGCAAACCCATCATGGTTAATTCGGCGTTTCGTTCTAAGGCCGTGAATGATGCGGTTGGTAGCAAAGATTCGTCACAACATCGGTTGGCTTGCGCGGCAGATATTCGCGTTCCATCAATGACACCTGACCAAGTGGTTAAGGCCATCATTGCATCGGATTTAGGTTATGACCAAGTAATTCGAGAATTTGACCGTTGGACACACATTAGCATCCCTAATGAAGAATCACGCGCACCCCGCAAACAAGCATTGATTATTGATAAACAGGGTACGCGGTTGTACGCTTAAACTTCTTTAACAAAGATGCCATCGGAATTTAGATAGCCTTTGCGGTGCTTGATTTCATCGTATGCGCCTTTAAGACATTCGACCAAATCCAAATCAGCACAGGCGCAACCCATAATCAGCGTAACCAAAATATCGCCGTAGGCATCTTTCATTGCGGCTATATCTTTGTTTTTAATTGCATCAAACAATTCGTCTAATTCTTCTTGGGTTTTTAATGCTTGAGCAAACGGTGTACTGTTTTGTACGATGCCGCGGGCTTCACCCCATTGAATAACTGAAATTTCTGTATTTGCGTAACTCATTTTTGCCTTTCAATAATCTTGTTGAAAATAGTAATTGTCCCAATATTCTTTATCTAATACTACATTCTTAATGCTACCAATCGTTACAAGTTGGGCATCTTGCATTACTACCCGTGAATCCCTGCACCAAATAACTTTTGGCACGGCGTGAATACCTTTAAGAAAATTGATTCCTTTACGGGTCGCCCTATACAAACCCGACCTAGTAGGGCCATGTTCAACCAAGCCAAACCATTCAAGGCGTAATGCTAAAACCGCGGCATCACCCGTTAATTGTTTTTTGCTACCCGTGGAAATCTTTACCCAATCGTTTTGTTTTGCAATGTATTCCAACAATGCAACCTTAGATTTACACATCCGATGGGGATTTAATCTTCTTATTTTTTGACCGCAACATTCACAATAATTTGTGCCATGCGTATCTTCATCGTATAAATCTTTTGTCATATCGTGTCTTATAAAGGTGGGGTACTAGCGTTCGTCCGGCAAAATTGCCCGCGTTCCCCCGTTAATCAAAACGGAATTTCGCTATCCAAATCATCAGGCATAGGCGCGGCTTGGCGTTGTGGTGTGCGCGGCTCAAGCGGCGGTTTAGCGCTTAACCAACCATCCCAACTAACGGGAATGTGGTCAATCTTCAAACTAATACCTTGTTGGCCTTTATCCCAAAGCGTACCAATTTTGGAAAAGCGTTTTTTTGGATTGCCTTGGGCATCGGTGTATTCACCGACTACGGCGATTAAATCTAACTTAGTTGACATTGTTCAATCTTTCATTCAGTTTACTAATTTTGGCATCAAGTTCGTTTAAAAACTTAATCACTTCTTCTTTAAGCATTGCCACATATTCCGCATCGAATTCAACGCGCTTAACAAACATTTGTAACCCGCTTGGTAGGCGTGGGTCAAACGATACGAAATCTGCCCATGTGCGACCCGTGCAAGACATTTGCCATTGCATTTGCGTTATGTACTTTGTCGGTACTTGTTCGCTAATCAAGGTGTCAATATGGGTTGCCGTGTTAGGGCATTTAATTTCTAGTAATCCATACAAACCTACCAAGCCATCAGGCGAAGCCCCTGCGCGGTCAATGATGGGGTGTGGAATGTAACCAACTTGGTCAACCAATACATCGGCATACGATTCATACGCGGCACGGGCAAGCGGCTCAGTTTCTGTACCGTGAAGCATTGCCGCATTGGTGTACGATTCTGCAACCGTACCCGTCATGCGTTCACAAATCAATTGCGCCATGTAGTTATCGCGTGATGCTGAATAGCCGCTTTTAGTTTTGGCAATCACATCAGCAACGCGGGATGCCGTGACATTGCCCAAGCGGGCAGAAAACCATTCGGGTGTACCTTGTTCAATCATAGTTTGGCCTTTACTTTATCTTTGGCGGCAATCACTTTTTTTTGCCAATCAGAATTACCGTTACAAGCGGCATAGGCGGCTTTGTAGGCGTTCTTTAAACCATCTTGGTCGGTTGATGCGTCAATAGCCGCTAAGTGGTCTATAAGGGCGTTTTCATCTACGCCTTTTGCGGGAATAGTTGCCATTTGTCCATCGTCATCTTCAGGCGCAATACCGCAAGCCGCCATCAACGAACCGCGGCGGGCGTATGTCAATGCCGACATATACGCGGGCGGGTCATTCTTAACTACAGGGAATTGCAAAACCCCACAATCAATTGTTTCGCCTGATTCATGCACAAAAATTGTTTCCACCATTACGCCGCCAACACATTCACGGGTTTTTTGCACAAGGGCAATGCCGTTATTGTTTAGCGCGTCTATAACCGCTTCAACACACGCGGCAAGGTCGGCATACTTATTCTTGAAATGCGGGTTGTACGCGTTCTTTAAGGCGGGGGCAAATGCCTTTTGCGCTTGCACCAATGCCGTGGCTATTTGTTTCATTCTGCGCTTTCTAAATAATTTGTTAGGCGTTTGATGCGATCCGCGTGGTAATCCGACATGCGCTTGGCGTATTCCATGCCGCTTTGCGCATCTAAGAACCGGCGCTTTGCTTCTTCAAGTTCTTTTGCCGCAAGTTCTTTAGGCGATGGCAATTGCCAAAGGGATTGAAAGCGTTCAATAAAGTTCATGCTTAACCCCTCCAAGCCAACATTACGCCCCAACCGCCAAAGATAACAATGGCTAACGCGCATTCAATTAATGTTGTAATGATTTTTTGTTTCATGTTTTCTCCTATGATGGGGCCGTAGCCCCGTTGGTTTATTTTGTTTTAAGAACTTTGGAAATGCGTTTGCCGGCTTCAACATAAGCCCATGTAGTGGCTTGTTGTTGGCTAGAAAAACATTTGGAACGCTGGCGAACGCCAAATTCTTTCCATTCGCCGTTAACCCTACGGGTGTTCTGTACCCATGCGTAAAAATTTACTTCATCATCGCGCATACCAATTACAAAACCAATTTCGCGTTTGCTATTGTCAAACTTGTTAGTGGTAAGGAATGTTTCTAAGATTTCGCCTAATGCCATTTCAGTTTCTCCTTTAAGACCCCAAGAAGTTTGGGGCATGAACGGAGTATAGCCATAATTTAGGCTTTTCAACGCAATGTTTAAAATAATTTCACAAAGCGTTTATTTTTATTGTTTTGTTGTTATGATGCAACTATGAACAAACAAGAACAAATCCAAGCCGATAAAGAATTGATAACCCTTCTAGGGGGAACAACGGCCGTTTCTAAGCGTATAGGCATCAATTCGCCGCAACGCGTTCACAATTGGTTAATTAGGGGAATACCCGCATCTATCAAATTGGCGCATCCTAAAGTTTTCTTAAACAAAAGGTTACAAAAATGAATTGTTCATTTTGCAATCAAGAAATTATTGGTAGGCATCATTTGGCAAAAACTTGTTTTGAATGTTCAGACCATACAAACAAAAAAACCGGAATGTTAGAAGCAATTGCCGCCGTTACTAAAGCCGTTAAAAATGGTATTCTTGCCCCCGTTAAAACGCTAATTTGCGTTGATTGCGGTAGCCAAGCGCAATGTTATGACCATCGGGATTACAACAAACCTTTAGAAGTTGTACCGGTATGCCGAAAATGCAATTTCCGTAGGGGATCTGCTAAACCGTTAACAGTACAAGGCGCGTAAATGAATAAGTTGCATAGATACTTTCACGAAAAATCTTTGATGATGATGCACCTAGCGTTTGCGGTGCGTAACGAATCAATGGATGATTCAATCTACCAATTGCTTTGCTACCATTACCATAAAGATTTTGCACAAAAAGAATATTTTGAAATGGTCCATGCAGAACGCGAAATTTTGCACACATTGATGATTCTTTGATACAATTTTTTGAAACACGGCTAGGTTGGACTAATTACCCAACCGAAAAGGATTCCCACTTTTTTCCCTGCCGCCGTTTCTTTTAAGTGGTTTTTTAAAGTGGAAAAAAATGCACTATTACCAGTTCAATATTGGTGACTATCAAAGTCACACATCGCATCTTTCCGACATGGAAGATTTAGCCTATCGGCGTTTGCTTGATTGGTACTATCTTCACGAAACACCAATTCCACTTGAAGTAACTGAAGTTGCTAGACAGATTCGTATGCGAACGCATAGCGATTGCATTGCATCCGTATTGCAAGAGTATTTCGAACGCACCGAAGATGGTTGGGTTCATCATAGGGCAGATAAAGAAATTGCCAAGATTGGTGAAAAAAGTGAAAAGGCAAGCGCATCAGCAAAGGCTAGATGGAATAAGAAAGATGCGAACGCATTGCCAACGCAATCCGAAAGCAATGCTACACAAGACACAGAACACATAACACAAGACACAGAACACAAAAAGAAAACAACTAGCGTTGTTTGCCCCCCCGATGTTGAACAGCAAATTTGGGATGATTGGAAGCAGTTACGCAAAGCCAAGAAAGCGCCTGTCACCGAAACCGTGGTCAACAGCGCACGAAAAGAAGCCGCTAAAGCAAACATGGCGTTTCAAGATTTTCTATCCGTTTGGTGCGCTAGGGGTTCGCAGGGGCTACAAGCCGATTGGCTTAAACCTGATGAACGCAATTTGAGCAAGACAGGCCAAATGAACCAACGGGTTATTTCAGGCTTAACGCGTGGTCTTATCGGAGGTGGCTCAAATGTCAAATTACTTGGAAACTGACTTTTGCACCCAAGACCAAGGGCTAGATTATATTTTTGGTCGCATGATGGCAATATTTGGTGCGCCGTTTAACCGCCACTTTGATGGTTTAGACCCTGAATTTGTGCGGCAAGAATGGAAAAACCAACTTGGCAAGTTCCTGACATATCGCCCAAGCATGGATTTTGCCATTGCCAAACTAGATGGTGGATTTGTGCCAAGCGAAATTAAGTTTAGAAATCTTTGCAATAGTGGCCCTGAAATTCCCATCAAACCATTGGTTCAGATTGAACGAAAAAAAACGCTGCATGAGCAAATCGAAGCCGACAGGGTAAAAGCCGAAGCATTAGCGAAACTTGCCGACCTAAAAAAACAGTTTAGGGGCGAAGCATGAAAGTACAAATTGGAAATGCAACCTTATATCTTGGTGATTGCGCTGAAATATTGTCAACATTGGATGCGGTAGATGCGGTTATTACCGACCCGCCTTATGGCATCAATGAAAACAGTAAAAAAGTTGCAAGCCGCGGCAACATGGCAAAGCCTAAAGATTACGGAGAATTTGATTGGGATAAATCACCGCCGCCTGATGAACTTATTGAACTGATACGCACCAAAGGAAAATACCAAGCATTTTTTGGCGGTAACTATTTCACTTTGCCCCCAACATCATGTTGGTTGGTTTGGGATAAGTTGAACGGCGATAACGATTTTGCCGATTGCGAATTGGCTTGGACCAACTGGTCTAAAGCCGTAAGGCGTTTGCAATGGCGTTGGAATGGAATGATTCGCCAAGGTAACGAGGAACGCTACCATCCAACGCAAAAGCCGCTAGAAGTTATGAAATGGGTAATTGACCTTTGCCCAAAATCAGAAACAATATTAGACCCTTTCATGGGAAGCGGAACAACCGGTGTAGCCGCCATTCAAATGGGCAAAAAGTTTATTGGCATTGAACGCGAATCAAAATATTTTGACATTGCTTGTAAGCGTTTGGAACTAGCGGTTGCACAACCACAATTGTTTGAACCCGAACCCGTGCAATACATTCAGGAGAATATGTTTTGACACCCGAACGCGCAAAACAAATATTGGACAGGGTGCGCGATGGTGTGCATTACCCACAATGGGTAATTCTTAAAGCCTTGGAATTAACTGGCGACATTGATGGACATGGAACACTTTAAAGATTGCGAAGCGCGGGAATGGATAGCCCGTTACCGCAAAAAGCAATTAGAAGAAGGTAAAGGCGAAGCAATTGAATGGTGGTCAAAAATCATTAAAGAAATTGCCGCCAAGCGTGGTCAAGCCGCCGCCGATGATTTAAAACGCCGAATGAATACAGTAAAGGACAATAATGCGATACGCCGCAAGGGTTGATGCAAACCAAACACAAATCGTTAGTGCCTTACGCGCCGCAGGTGCATCGGTATGGATTATTAGCCTACCTGTTGACCTTTTGGTTGGCTATCACGGTCACACATTCTTGGTAGAAATTAAAAGCACCAATAAAGCCCGTTTGACGGGCCTACAAGCCGACTTTTTTGAAACTTGGCATGGTGGGACACTTTGCCGCATCGATAGCCCTGAAGCCGCACTACGAATGATTGGAGTAATCTAATGAACGCACCCTATAAAGCCGTTGATTACATCATTGAAAACGCGCCTAAATACGCCAAGGCTAAAGCCGAAAGAATTTACTTAGAAGAATTCCGTAAGACCAAAAAAGCCTTGTTAATGAAGGACGCAATGCAAATGGGTTACGAAAGCGCCGCGGCACAAGAAAGGGAAGCCTATGCACATCCCGAATATCAGGAATTATTGCGCGGGTTAGCCGTAGCCATAGAAACCGAAGAAGCCTACAAATGGACCTTAACAGCGGCTACTTTAAAAACGGAAATATGGCGTACAGAATCGGCTAACGAACGCCAAGGCATAAAAGCAACAGAATAATTAAACAAATTGTTGAAAAAGGTAATAAGCCCGCTTATACTTGCGTTATGCCGTTACATCACGGTCTTAACGAAAGCGCAAAATGAAAAGATCTTCTACTAAGAAAAACAACCTTGTTGTTATGTTGGATGAATTTAACAATGTATGGGTTGATAAAACCATTCCATCTACAGAATTGCAATGTATCCGTTATGTTTGCTTTAAGAATTGGGTACACGCAATGGATAAAGGCATTGTAAAAATTGTTACTTTGGATCAATTTGCAGAAATGCCAAAGGCGGCGGTATGAATTGGCCTTTTCCCCCATTCCCAAACCCAAAAGATAAGGGCAACAAACGCCCTAAGTTCAACCCCGACAATTACGAAGATTCGCCTTTATGACCCCGTTAATTCGTGAAACTATCAAAATGGCTTTTGATGGCGGAATTGACCCTACAGAAATTCAATGGTTTGATTTGTCGGGTTATGT